TTTAACTCCCTTTTTTTATATTTATATATATGAATAGTAGAGCAGAACAGTTAATTGAATATGCAAGAATAATGAAAGACGCACCTTATGCGTTAAAAACATATTTACAGACTTACGATAATACACAAAAAAAATATGTTCCGTTACAATTGTTTCCCGACCAAATTCAATTGATTGAGGATTATGAAAAGTACAATGAGAACATTACAAGAAAATATAGACAGGCAGGGGTTACTACGGTAACTGCGGCATGGATTTCAAAGAAATTACAAACCGCAAAACCTGATGAACCTGAAAGAGTTCTACTAATTGCAAACAAACGAGATACGGCGGTGGAAATGGCGAATAAAGTTCGTCACTTTTTAGAACAGTGGCCTGATTGGATTAATGTTGGGTTTTCACCTGATAAAAACTCTGAAAGTAGATTTAGATTAAATAATGGTTGTGAAGTTAAGGCGGTTGCAACATCGGCGGATGCCCTTCGTGGTTATACACCAACAATACTTGTATTTGACGAGGCTGCATATATTGAAGCAGGTGATGATTTTTGGGCGGCATCTATGGCGTCCCTATCAACGGGTGGTAAGATTATTCTTATCTCCACACCAAATGGTTATGACCCCATATATTACGGTGTTTATGACCAAGCATTACGTGGTATTAATGATTTTCACATTACCGACTTAAGATGGTTTAATGACCCTCGTTATACTAAAGATTTACATTGGGTTAAATGTAATGACATTTGTCATTACATGTTAAACAGAGAACAATATAATGATGATGAAGTTGTAATAAAAGATTTTGATTCAGAAAAATATAATGAATATATTGAATTGGGTTATAAACCATATTCATCTTGGTTTGAGTCTATGTCTAAGAAATTTAAATACGATAGACGTAAGATTGCACAGGAATTGGAATGTGACTTTTTAGGTTCGGGAGATGGTGTTATACCGGGTGATGTCCAAGAGAATATCGCTAAGAATATGATTCGTATCCCTATTGAAAAATACATGCAGGGAACATTTTGGCAATGGAAAGAACCAATACAAGGTCATCGTTATATTATGGGAGTTGATGTTAGTAGAGGTGATAGTGAAGATTTTTCATCTATTAGTATTGTAGATTTTGATGAAAGAGAACAGGTTGCTGAATATATTGGTAAAATACCGCCAGATGATTTAGCCTCAGTAGCATACAAATGGGGTATTTTATATAGTGCTTTTATTGTTACTGACATAACAGGTGGTATGGGTGTTGCAACATCAAGAAAGTTGCAAGAAATGAATTATAAAAATCTTTATATTGACGGTATTAATACTCAAAACATTTGGGAGTATAATAAAAAGGCGATGGATAAAATACCTGGTATTAGTTTTAACAATAAACGTACTCAGATAGTTGCTGCCTTTGAAGAACAATTAAGAAAAGGATTTGCGGTAAGGTCAAGTAGATTATTGAATGAATTAAATACCTTTGTCTATATCAACGGTAGACCTGACCACATGAAAGGTGCTCATGATGATGCAATTATGAGTCTATCAATGGCTCTTTATGCTGCGGATACCTGTTTCAATCAGTTACAAAAAAGTGAAAATGCAAATAAGGCCATGTTAGAATCTTGGACTATGTCAGAAAGAACTTATGAAGTTAACAAATCACATTATTCATATGGGACTGCATTTGACCAAATAGGTGCAATGGGTATTGATGGTATGGGACACAACATACATCAAAATGGACAAATGAACGTTAATAAAGAAACATATAGGGAACATTCTTGGTTATTTGGGGGTCGTAGATAATCTTCCTAATGTCAAGTTTTTAGTTTATATTATAAAGAAAAGTATTTATATAGAATGGCAAATCAAAATTTAACCGTCTTTCAGAAACTAACTAAAATGTTTGGGTTTCCTGGTCAAGTAAAACAGGAGAACACTCCGTCATTTAATTTTAACAAAGACGAATTATTAAAAACAGATAATAGAGAAGATTATGAGAATGCAATGTTACAGGCGAAACAAAGCCAATACGTTGCTGATAAATGGGCAAAATTAGACCAATCTCTATATAATCAATCGGTTTATTATGAACCAAATAGATTAGCGGCATATTATGACTATGAATCTATGGAGTTTACTCCTGAAATTTCCGCCGCATTAGATATCTACGCAGAAGAGTCAACAACTATGTCGGAGAAAGGTGAAATTCTTACAGTCTATTCCGAGTCAGATAGAATTAAAGGACTATTAGAAGATTTATTTAATAATAAATTAGATATTAATACCAACTTACAAATGTGGGCAAGAGGTGTTTGTAAGTATGGTGATGATTTTGTTTATTTAAAATTAGACCCTGAAAAAGGTATTGTTGGTTGTCAACAATTACCAAATATTGAAATAGAAAGAATTGAAGGTGCATCTGCAAGAAACCATGGACAAATTGCAGATTCAAAAATGCCAAGTCGTGAATTACGATTTATGTGGAAAAATAAAGATATGGAATTTCAAGCATGGGAAATTGCACACTTTAGATTATTAGGTGATGATAGAAAACTTCCTTATGGAACTTCTATGTTAGATAAGATTAGAAGAATTTGGAAACAACTTTTACTTGCTGAAGATGCGATGTTAATTTATAGAACATCAAGAGCACCTGAAAGACGTGTATTTAAAATATTTGTTGGAAATATGGACGATAAAGATATTGAACCATATGTACAACGTGTTGCAAACAAATTCAAAAGAGACCAAATTCAAAATCCAAATAATGGACAGGTGGATATGAGATATAATCAAATGGCAGTTGACCAAGACTATTTCATTCCTGTTCGTGATCCGTCACAAACAAATCCAATTGAAACATTACCCGGAGCACAAAACTTAGGTGAAATTGCCGATATTGAATATATTCAAAAGAAGTTACTTGCAGCATTACGTATTCCAAAAGCATTTTTAGGTTTTGAAGAAGTTGTTGGTGAAGGTAAGAGTTTAGCGATGATGGATATTCGTTTCGCAAGAACAATTAATAGAATTCAAAAATCATTAATACAAGAATTAAATAAAATTGCATTAATTCATTTATACCTTTTAGGTATGGAAGATGAATTAAATAATTTTACATTGTCTTTAACCAATCCATCAGCACAATCTGATTTGTTGAAAATTGAACAATGGAAAGAAAAAATTACGTTATATAAAGACGCAACATCTGACCAATCTCAAATGGGTATATTACCTGTATCACATACGTGGGCTAAGAAAAATATTCTTGGTATGAGTGAAAGTGAAGTGTTGTTAGATTTACAACAACAACGTTTAGAACGTGCATTAGGATTTGAATTAACAAACACACAAAATGTTATTAAACGTTCTGGTTTATTTGATGAGGTTGATAAGAAATATGGTATTCCTGAAGAGGAGAGAGAAAAGGCAATGGAAGCGGCATCTGCTGAAGCTGCAGGTGATATGGGTGGAATGGATTTAGGTGGAGGAGCACCACCTCCACCGGCCGAAGGTGGGGCCGAACCATTAAGTGAATCTACTAAATCTAAAAAATCAAAGATATTAGGTATGTTGGGAGAAGAAAAACAAAGTTTTAATGACTTATTTGATATGGATAAGGCTCAACGTAATATTTATGAAATAGAAAATAAATTGAATGATATTTTAAACGATTAAAAATGAACAAATTTGGAACACTAAAAACTAAAATGTTAACTAAAATTACGGAATCTTATACTAAAGAAAATAAATCCGAAGTTAGAGACATTTTATCAACAATAAAGGAAAATAAAGATTTTAAAGAAATGTATTTGTTCTATGAGGAAATTGAAAACAAGTATATTGAAGATAAAGAAACCGCTAAATTATTTGTTGAGGGGGTAGAAACAATGTTGAGTCAACAAAATAATAGCTTACTTGAATTTTGTCAATCATTAGATGTGAAATTAGGTGACATTGAAATTTCAACAAATGATTTATATGAATCCTTAGACCAATTAATGGTTAAGGACACATTATCTAATATTGAGAGTAAAGTTATTGCGAAGAAAAAATTAGTTGATCATTTAACAACTAAAAAAGAAACTAAAGTTATTGGAGAGTCTAAAGTAATTTCAAATGAAAATTTATTACATGCTGTTTTAGCAAACAACTTTAATGTTCTTTATTCTAATACATTAAATGAGGAACAACAAGGACAATTGAAGACTATACTTTCATTATCATATGAGGATTTAACAAAACAAACTGAAGAATTAAAAGAATCGGTTTTAACTAAGGTTGATAGTTTATTAACAGAATCAAATGATTTGGAATTGAAAAACAAATTAGATAATGTTAAAAAGGAAGTGAATGAAATGTCACCTTCAAGATATAACTACTACAGGTTATCAGAATTAAAAAATGGTCTTAACTAAGACCATTTTTTATTTGTTGTACATAAATCGCTTTTAAACGTTCAGTTCTTTTTTTAACTGAAGGTTTTACAAATTCTTGTCTTTCTCTTAATTTTTGAATTTGTTTTGTTTTTTGAACTTTTTGTTTATAAGTTCTTAAAGCAGATTCAATACTTTTTTCGTTGTTTAAGTTTATTATAATCATAATTTATAAATATATTGCGAATATATGAAAATAATTTTGGAATTGTAATAAAATTTGTGTATTTTTTTATTAACACCATAAAATGTTAATAATATTATGAATTAATGAAAACAGGTAAGTATATCCCATTAGGGACTTACGATGAAGTAAAAATCGGTTACGGTACCGTAGATTTTAAAAATCTTAAAACCATTTATTTAAAATTCAACTCTTGGTTACAACCTGAGAATGAAACAGATGACTTTGACGTCACAATACATAAATCAAGACGTAAAGTAAAAGAAATAATTTATAATTTAAAAAATCCATTATTTAAACAACAATGTATTGTTGATTTAGACATTAGGACTAAGGGTATTAAAATGGAAAAGAGGTCATTTATGAACCTTGAAATCACATTATACGTTGATAGACAATTTGATGTAAAGTCAAAGGAAATAAAAAATAACGTAAAAGACGTATTAATTAATGTGATTGATAAAGGGTTAAATGATAAAAAATTATTCAATTTTTATAAATCAAAAAAATAATAGGGATATCCGTGTATTTATAGTAATAAAATCTATAGATGAAGATATTAGGACCTAAAGATACTGGACACGGAATTTTAATTGAATTTGATGCTGGACACGTATCTCCAGAAGAGAACAAACAAATCATTAGAGAGGCTAAGGAAATGGATTTTTCACAAGATTTAATCCTTTACGCCGTTTTACAAAAATATGACACTCCCAATAAGAACGGAAGAATTTATCCCGAAGTTCTATTAAAGAGAGAAAACGAAAAATATCAAACACTTATTAAAAAGGGTGGTGCATTAAATGAATTAAACCACCCTTCTTCTTCACTTATTGATTTAGATAGAGTTTCCCATTCAATTTTAGAAACATGGTGGGATGGTAAAATCCTTATGGGTAAGATAAAACTATTCACATCACCAGGTTGGAGAAAGATGGGTATTGTGTCTACTAAAGGAGATCAAGCGGCAATGTTAATCATGAATGGTGCAACATTAGGTATATCATCAAGAGGAGTAGGTTCGTTAAAAAATATAAAAGGACAAAACATAGTTCAAGAAGATTTTGAATTGGTGTGTTTTGATTTAGTATCCTCACCATCTACACCAGGGGCATACGTTTTTGCTGACCCATCTGAGAGAGAACAATACCAAGAATCTGAAGAAAAGAAACCATCATTGGACGATAGAATGGTGAAATTAATGGGTGGTTTGGATAAATTTTTATCTAAATAATAATTTTATAAGGGCTGGAATATTTAAAAACCGAGTTTTTCTTAAATCTCGTGTATTTATATATAATAAAAACAATAAATTTTCACAATGACTGAAAAATCTATTTTAGAACAAGCGTTACTTCAAGTACAAAATCTTGAAGAAGCAGTAAAGCAAAACGCAAAAGGTATACTTGCTTCAACTATGAAGGAAGAACTTAAGGACTTGCTTAAAGAATCATTGGAAGAAGAGGAGAAAGTTGAAGACGAAACTGAGGTTTCTGAACAACCAACTTCTGACGAAGAGGACACAGATGATATGTCAGACGACGATGCTGAAGCAGATGATGCTGAAGCTGATGACGCTGAAAATATGGACGACCTCGATAACGAACCAAGTAAAGACATTGAGTCATTAGATTCAGAAGTTGGTGGTGATGAAATGGGTGATGAAGA